CAGCTCCAAGATCAATTAGTTCTGCTGCAAGAGAGACTACACCTTCAGGTATTTTTAATAGACCTGATGCAATACCAGAAGCGGCAGCTGTGTACCACGCTGTATCATTGTTTTCTTCGGCGTTATTGAGAGGTAAAAACTCTGCCATTTAGACTCCTATGCTCCGGTGCCAAAATCGTCAGGCTTATTTTTTTGTATTTCTTCTATTATTTTTCTTTGTTCAGGACTTAAAACTTCAAATCTTTTATCTATTTCTGCATCTTTTTCTTGTTGTGTACTACCTTTTGGTGCGTCTGGTTTTACATATGTCTCAATATCAATTACTTGGAAACCATAAGTACCATCAGTTTTTTTATTGTATATCTTAGCTTCACCAGTGTTTACATCGTAGTAAACTTTACCAACTTTTTTATTATTTCCTTTTTTAATCAATGTAGATTCTTGAGGATCATTAGGTCCGTTTAAGAAACCATCAAAGTTAGATCCAAATTTTTCTATAAACTTAGTTTTTAGTTTTTTATTTTCAAACTCAGCTCTATTATTAGCTTGTAAAGTATCACCTTCATAGACTTCTATAAAATCTTTTTCTGTGTATCGTTTATCTAATTCTCGTTCTTCTGTAAGAATTTCTTTTTGGAATTTTTCTGCTCTTATAATTTTATCAAGTTCAAATTGTCTGCCTTCTTCAATTAATCCTTTTTCATATTCTCTTTTCTCTTCGTCTTTCATATTAGCATATTGTCTAGCTTCATCTAATATCTTAGCGTCATAGTCTCTTTTATCATCCAATTGTAATTTATCATAAGCTCTTGAGTCTTTTATTAAATCTAAATTAAATTTTCTTTCATCTTTAATTAAGTCTTTATTATAAAGTCTGTCATCAGCTTTTATATCTGCAAGATAATTTCTCTCATCTTCTTTTAAGAAATCTTTGTAAGATCTATCATCAGCTGTAAGGGCTAATTGGAATCTTCTGTCATCAAATTTTTGTTGGTCACCTAATGCAAGTTTAGTTCCAGCCATTCTTACATCTCTGTCAAACTTAGCTTTTTTATCTGCTTGTTCTATTAATTGTTTAGTAGCTGGTTGTAATCTATTTATTGCATCAGCAAAACCTGTAGCTCCTGCAACAGAAGGTCCAGCAGTTAGTAAGAAACTTGTTAAAGGATCATATCCACCGTAGCCACCAGCTCCCGCTTGTATCTCTTCTATATATTCAGCTTGAGTTTTAGGAGTACCTATATCTACCTCAGATACAAAAGGATTTTCAGCATGCATAGATCTATCTACAATACCAGTCATAATGCCATCGCCGACATTACCACCTTTTCTAAACATGGGTCTTTTAAAAGTTCTCATATTAACTATTTAATACTCCAGGTGTATTGAAAGCTCTATAAATACCAGCTAACGTTCCACCAGCTCCTATTGCTGTTGCAAGTGGGTTTGGACTAGGTTGATTAACTTGAGTTGTTTGACCTGGGTATCCAGCTATCAAACTTGTAACACCTTGACCATATTGCTGTGCAGCTGTTAACGGTTGTTGTAATTGTTGTTGAGCTAACTGTTGTTGTGCTCCTAATTGTGCTTGTCTTTGTGCTTGGTTTTGTGCACCAAGAGTAGATAATGCTCCTACATCTTGACCTAAGAAAGCTTGTTGCTGACTACCTAATCCAGTTGCAGCAGCGCCTAAACCTAATTGCTGTTGAGCTAACTGTTGTTGTTGATTAGCTAATTGTTGTTGCTGACCAAAGGCAGTTTGAGCTGCTTGTTGAGCCTGGCCAAAACCTTGTTGTAATAATTGTGCCTGTAATGCTGCTCGATTCCTGTCGCTTGTTGCCTGATACTCTGATCTCATAACACCTTCACGACCTCCACCAAGAACACCTTGTCCTACAGCTTGAGCTGCAATACCTGGAATACCTTTCGCTGCTTGTGTATCAAATTCTGTTAATGTTGCGTTAATAACATCCTGTTGATAAGGAGACATAAATTGTTGGTAACCTTGTGGGCCAACAAATTGCCCTGCTAAACCTGCTTGAGTTTCTGCTTGTCCCGCTAATGTTCCTGCTCGTTGTTGAGCTGCTTGTGCAGTTTGCAAGTATGGTTGATATGCACCGATACCTTGAGTAGCTAATTGTTGAGCTTGTGCTTGTAAAGGATCTTGACCAGCAACAAATTGTTGACCAAATGCTTTGGATAGATCAGCTGTTTTATATCCACCTGTAGCTGTTGCAAGGTCACCTAAATAAACTTTACCTGCTGCTTCTATAAATTCTGGTGGTAATACTCTTGTTTCTGTTACTGCCATTATACTACTCTCTTTTCCATTGTTTTCATTTGATCATATAACCTTTGGGCACCTTTTTCAATGTTTCCGCCACCCATTCCTCTAACAGCATCTGCTGTCATTACGAATTCGTTTTTACTTAACATAGCAGGTACGTCATCTGCTTTTTCTTTTATACCAACTGGTACAAATCCACCAGTCTCTCTATAGTCTCGTTCTATAGTACCAGCTTTATTAGCTCTCATAATACCTGTAGGCATAGCTCCAGCCATTAAACCAACTCTACCACCTATAGCTATAGATTTTCTTTCAAGTGTATCTTTAGCTTCTTCAATTGCTTCTTGTTGACTAAAACCTCTCTCCATAAACTCTTCTACAAGTCTCATAAGTTCTTTTTCATTTTCATCCATAGAAGCCATTTTCATATTTGTACCTTCATTAAAACCAACTCTACCACCCACAGCATACTCAGATACATTTAAGTTTACAAACTCTTCTACTTCGTCAGCAGATTTATCTGGATTTGTTTTACTGTAATAATCTCTTAAATACATTTTTATTTTTTCTGGATCTCTTTTAGTTGCTTCTATCTCTTCTGGACTCATACCTGAAGCAGCTAAGATACTTCCTATTGCTCCTAAAGTGTATCCACCGCCAGGAATTTTACCTATTATATTTCCTAAAATTCCTTTGCTTACTCCTCCACCCATTGTAGGAGAACCTAAAGGTAAACCTGTTCCAAATAAACTTTTACCTATACTACTTAATCCTCCTTTACCTAATAGACCACCAAACTGTGTTCCTGGTATACCAAATGCAGCGGCACCTATTAAAGCAGCTTTACCAATAGGTGACTTAACAACTTTTTTAACTGTCTTACCTATTGATTTAACTAAACTTCCTAGTCCGTATAATTGTCTGGGTTGTTGCATTCTTGATATTGCCATAATTTAAATACATTTATATTGTTGAGCAGGCATAGATATCCTGAAAATACTATACTTTATTTGATTTTTGTATCTTCGTCAAGCGGTTTGGCAAGCTTTGCAGGACGTGTACCTTGATATAAATCATCAAAGAAACGACCACGATATAAGAACTCTCCGACATGGGTAATAGTGTCCATTACATATATATGAACCTTGCCTCCCATATCACGCCATTTTTGACAGAAACCAAAGTCTTCTCCAAAGTATCTTTTAGTTTTAACATCATGCCACGTATCAAATAGATTAAAGAAGTTATCTTTTTTCTCTTCTTTACCATTGATATAAGTAGGTTGATATATTTCTAATTCAGGGTGATTATCAATCATGTCTTGAATGACATGTCTTTTAATTAACATACATCCAGTAGGTGCGTGAGTTACTTCTATAATACCTTTTTCTGCTATAATATTATATTGATCTTCTACCTTAATTGGATAAGTAAAACCTGATCTTGCCATGTCTTCTGCAGAGGTAATAGCGTCTTCTTTGTTATTAACCCTTCTCCATATTTTATTCCAATCCATCATCTTCATTGGATAAGGACATGCAATAACATCTAAATCAGCTTTTAACATTTTTTCAATAGTAGAAAATTTAAAATCAATATCTGAATCTATAAACAATAAATGTGTATACTTATCTTTATGGTTTAACATCTCAGCTGCACATAGATTTCTACCTTGTGTAACCAAAGAAGATTTTAACAAAGTAAAGCTTACTAATATATTTCTTTGTAAACATTCTTGTTGAAATTTTAAAACAGCTTGTGTGTAATGCATAGTTACATCACTATGACAAGGTGTACAAACCATTATTCTATGTGGAGATCTACCACCTTTACCACCTACATTTATTTCAATGACGTTAGTATCACCTTCATCTTTTTTTTCTTCGTTAAACCAAATAGGTTTATTTAGATTTGACATTAATCGCTCCTGTCAAAAATCTTGTCCAAGACGTACCTATCTTATTCCAATTGTAGTAAGCATTAACATAATCAGCTTGAGTTTCTATATGTTTATGTATCATTGGTTCATGTAATATATTTGCTGAAGCATCTATTGCAGAAGCAAATTTCATAGCAAGTCTTCTAAGATTGTTATCATATGGAATATACATAGGAAATTCAGCACCTGTTTCAAACAATGCACCAAGATTTGTAGTAACACAATATAGACCACCTGCCATACATTCTAATAAAGATATACAAGATGTTTCTTCAAAAATACTTGGGTATGCATACATATTATATTTATGCATGTTATCTTTAATATAGCTATTAGGTCTATAACCTATGTAGTTTACATTAGGTAATTGTTTTGCTTGTTCATAAAGTTCTTTATAGTTATCATCATTTTTTTCCATAAAGTCTTTGCCATATATTTCTGTTGATGAATAAACATCTAAAGTAATTAATGGGTTCTTAACTAATTGCATAGCACCAAGTAAAACAGATAGTCCTCTCCAAGGTGTGTTCTGATGAATTATTTTTATAGGTTTATTTTTTTCATAAGGTTTCGCCTTTTGTATTTTGTCTATACCATTTTTAATTACTAAACATTTTTCTAATGGCAAATCAAATAACATTCTAAATTTTTCAAAAGTCCAATGAGAGTTAAATACATACCAATCATACTTGTGATGATTAGATTTATCTTGAAACCAAGGAGCTAAGTTAGGTTGGTCATAAGAATTTTTTTGCCAAAGTATATTTATCTTTGTTGGATGTAGTGGAATTTTTTCAGGTACAGAAGTTGTAATCTGTACTTGATCTAATAATTTTTTATCGACGTATTTTTCTAAATAATCAAATTGTAACTCTGTTCCGCCTTTAGGCATTTTATTTCTCAATAACATAACTTATACTTATCCTCCAATATGGTATTTTTTTAATTTCTTGAGATCTATGTAATTTATCAGCATCAAATAATACAAAATCACCAGGTTTATATTTAATAACTTCACCTTCTATATTTAATTCGCCTCCCCATTCTTCTGCCCATTGAGGCGTTAAAAATCCAATAATACTGTAACTCCCTACTTCATGTGATGCCTTATCTATATGAAATTCTGTATAATGATTTTCGTTTTGAGCATTTAAAGCTATTCTATTTACTTTTCTGACTAATGAAAAATTATGTTGTTCCTTTAATTTTTGATTTATTCTATCAAATAAACAATTAAAATATCCTAGCCAATATGGACTGTTACCAACTACTTCACCATGTTCCATTAAGCAAACACCTGGAAAAGTTCCACCTGGTTTTCCTTCAGAAGAACTTCTTGCTAAATTCCAAACATGCTGCCTTATCAAAGCACTGTATAACTCAAAATTGTCTTCTAAGGTTAAAACATTATTTATTATCTTTATCATTTTTCATTACTTTCTGGAATACATCCAAACCTTTCGGTGATACCTGTACTGTAACATCTGTTACAATATCAGGTCCCTCTACTTTCTCTTTAAACGTTTCACCTGTTCTTGTATTTCTATAAGTTGTTATAGTCGTACAATCTATTTTATGTATGTTATCCGTTTTCATTCTCTCTGTTTATAAGTGCGTAACTAACAAATCCTGTTATTTCATTTGCTGTATCTGCTTGCATCTTTATAACATCTCCTGCTTCTAAATTCAAGGTGTTTACAATCATATTTGCCATACCTTTATTAAGCTGTGCATGCCCTACTTCTACGTCACTACCTCCAGATTTTTTTAAATATAAATCAGCATCCACATTTGATGCATCCTGATGACTAGCTTGCACTGTTTTTACAATTGCTACAGCTGATGTAGATATAGTTAGAACTGTAGTTAAGTTAGTAGTAGTTAAATCAAATACTGCACTTTTATATTGTATAGTCATGATAAAAAGTAATTAAACGTATCTAGTTCGTTTTTCAAGTCTTGTTGAAAAGAAAAATTAAGTTGTTGTTTCATTGTATTTAAAGACTCCATAATCTGTCTTTGGTTATCTACATCATAATCTTCTTTTGGTTCAGGTATGTAATTAGTTATTTTGGCCATTATCTACCACCATAGTTTCTTTCGTTAGCTGTACCTTTGCCAGAAACTCCACCTGATTTTCTTTCAAATGCCATTCCTCTACCACTAAACGTAGATTTACCTATGTTCGATAAACTTTCTCCTCTATTAGATCTATCTTGTATTTCTGCTCGTTGTAAGTTTCTTAACTCTGCTAATTTTGCTCTACTCGCATCTGTTTGTGGTGCTTTTCTTCCTACTATATTTTCTATTCTTTTTTGCATAGCTCTTGCTAAACCATAATTAGTTGGTTTACCGAATTTACCGCCTGTAATCCTATTTAAAAAACCACCGGATATAGGGTTATAGCCTTTCATAATACCTGAGGCTATTGAACCAGTGCTTGTTAGTCCTTCTGGGCTATAAAAATTTCTTATACCTGTTGCTCTAGGATCTTGTTTAAAACTACTACCTATGTTTTTTGCAAAACCATATCCTGGTATAGCTAAGCTCAGTATTAAATCCATAACACCACCTGACTTTTTCTCACCTGTTAATGAATCTACTTGTTCAACATCTTCTTCACTAGCAACACCATAAGAAGGTGTTACACCTCCAAGGTCACTTAAAGCAGGTGACATATTACTTGGAAAAATAGTTTGAGTTCCACTGTCATAACGAGGCTGACCCATAGAACCTATTTCAAGTCCTTTTCCTAAATAGTTTTGATTAGGTCCAACACCTATAGATCCTGTCATTGGTCCATCACCTAAATAATTTAAGTTAGGCCCTATTCCTAAAGACTCTAAACCTCGCATACCTTTTCCTAGATAGTTTTGATTTGGTCCGAATTGTCCTATTTGAAAACCTGTATCTGAAGGCAGGTAACTACTTTGTAATAAATAATTTAATTGATCTTCGTCCATTATCTTCTTCCGTCCGGTTGTGCATCTAATCTAAGTGTGCCATATCTCCATGACTCACCTACTGCTGTGTTGGCTATTTGTACAGAAACTAATCTGCCTCTAGCTCTTGTATCTACTTTATCAGTAGAAGTAGTTATTGTAAAGGGCCCAAGTGGTGAGCTGACAGCGACATCATCTGGGTAGCTACTTACAAATAAAGTTACTTGAGCATTACCTGTTTGGTATTTAAAGTCAGGTATAAATCTTCTAACAGACATAAAGTATTCTCCATCACCTCTGTAATCTGCAACTCCTGTTGACTGACCCAAGGCGCTTTTACGTGAGGTAATGTCCCAATCTCCAGACCTAATAAATGCATCAATAGAAGTTGTGCCTGAGCTGTTGACTTGATCAGTGCCTGTTTCATGAGCATAGTATATGCTAGCTCCATATAAATTTGTAATACCTAATATATCTGGAAATACAGGTGTGGCCGTGTCAGTATATTCTGTTGCGTAAGGAACATTAAACACACCTTGATCTATGTATGTAGTTCTAGCTAATGATGAAGTTGTCCAAACATTTTCTTTATAATTATAAGTTACACATCTATTAATTTGATCTGACCCTGATTTAGGATAGAACCAATTTATTTCTGTGTATAAAGAATTAGGTGAAGAGTACACAACATCTCTTGAGTCTAAGTTAATACCTAAGTTATCTCCGTCTGTGCTAAATACAAAATCTTCTACAAGGGATGGCAATGTTTTAACTGTACCATCATATACAAAAAATCCACCTTCGGCTGACATCCACCATACAGCACCGTTTGCATAAGACATAGCGTGTTGACCAATACATCCACAGTTAGTACCAACTTGTCTAACAGAAAAAGTAAATGGCGGACCTACAAATTGAATTACATAAGCTGCAAGATCAGTTGCTACAAAGATATAATCTTTACCTTGTATAGCTCCTCTAATTTGATTACCAGTATCTAATCTAAAAGTACCTGCTGTGTTAGTTGCTGTAGGTGCATATGTATTTAAATCTTCTTGGTTTGAAAATCTTACAAACATAGGGTCTTGTGTTGTAGGATCACCTATAGTTGTTTCTGTACCTAAATGAAATAAGTGTCTATCTCTATCTGATACAATAGAAATTCTTGTAGCCGTTGGATTGTTTGTTGTGTTAAAATTAGTTGTTGACTGTGAAGCTCTTATACCTCTAGGTGTTGTAGCTCCAGCGTTCCAAGTAAAAGTTTTACCATTAAATATAGTTGCAACAAGAACTTCACCAAAGTTATCAAGGCTCCAGTTGCCCGGATCCAGAATCACGTTACTTATTGTTCGTTCCGTTCCCCAAGTTTCATCTCCCCATGAAGAAGTTCCCCAACCATAACCTGCAGTTTGAAATGTTGGTCCTACTTCAACATAAGGATTAACAGTTGCTGCACCTGCTGCAGTCATACCGGTTCCTCCTTCAGCACGTGAAGCTTGTATTGTAAACTTGTCTACATCAGGGACAGTTAATATTTCATATGATTGTTGTAATTCAGTTGGTGTGTAATCTGAATCACCTGTAACAGTCACACCAGATAATGTCACATATCTTCCTTTAGCTAAACCATGAGATCCTTTATTGACTGTTACAATATTTGAACCATTAACTGTTGTTAATGTGCATCCTGTAATGGCTGTATCTAAAGGTGTGATATCAAAAAAATCATTACCATAATATAAAAACAAACCTTGTGATGTTCCTATAGCTGTATATTTTTCACCAGCAAAAGAAGTAAAAGCATGTTGTCTTCTAGCAGCTCCTGGTAATGTCTTAGAAGCAATTGTTAATTGATTCCAACCACCTATCTTTTCAGGTAATCCATATCTGAATCTAACAAAATCACCATCTGTCCATTGCCCCTCGGCACCAGATTCTGTATCTTGTTTATTAAAACCAGGCTTGAAATTTAATTTTTGCAGCATATAGTACCTTATATATTAAAAATATAGAGAATGAAAGATACAATATAATGTCCTTTGACCATAAAATAACAGATTTAAAGTATCGAATTAATGGATTAGTTCCTAAAAAACTTTGTCAAAAATTAATAGAAACCTTTGAAAAATACTCTGAATTATCAGGTCCAGAACAAAGTTATAAATATAAAGATAAAAAAATTAAGTTAGACAATTTTAACTGTCTAAATTTATCACGAATTACTAATCCCAATAAAGATATAAAAGAAGCTTTAAATATATCTGAAATGTATTTATCAATAATGATAACTAATTATGTTTTAC